CTGGTGGGGAAGTAGATATACAAACACTTTCTTTTAGTCCTAAAGATTTAGAGATAGGCAAACTTAGATATATTAATGAAGAGAGAATATCTGCTGTGCTTGGTGTTCCTGCAATCTTAGCAGGACTAGGAGCAGGACTAGAGAGAGCAACATACTCTAATGCTAAAGAATTAAGAGAGTTTTTTACTGAGCAGAAGTTAATTCCTATGTGGAATCACTTTGCTAATGAGTTCACTAAACAACTTTTATTAGAAGATTTTGAGAGTAATCCTGCTTACTGCTTTAAGTATGATTTATCCAATGTCAGGGCTTTAAGCCAGGATGAGGATGCAACTATGGCAAGAATAGTACAGGGTTACAATGCAGGGTTTATAACTGTTAATGAAGCAAGACAAGCTAATCAGCTACCTGCTTTAGACAATGGAGATTACTTTGTTAGAAATATGACTGTTGCAGAAGTTCCTGTAGATGGATCAGAAGTAACAATGTATCATGGCACAGAGTTTGCATCAGATGAAACTGTTGAGGAAAAGGGCAAAGATGCTCATGTTATAACCTCAGATGGAGAGAGAGTTCATACTTCTTGGCTAGAAACAGAAGAAGAGGATGAGGAAAAGGCTTTAGAAACTAAGGTTGATAATGTTCCAACTTACATACAGAAAAATGCTCAAAGAGGTCTAGATCTACTTGAATTTGCAGGAGATGGCTTAACTGATAAAACAAAGAGAGAGGCTAGGGCTATGGCTAATGGCACTATCTCAGATAGTAAAGTAGTCAGAATGGCAGCTTGGTTTAGTAGGCATGAGGGAGATTTAGACTCAGAGGATGCCAATGCTTATCTTTCAGGAGATAGAGAGAATCCAACTAAAGGGCAAGTAGCTTGGTTGTTATGGGGTGGAGATATCTCTAAGAGCAACAAGATGAGGGCTTATAATTGGGCAACTAAAGAAGCTGAAAAAGTTAAAGAAGAGAAATCAGAAAAGTTTGATCTATATGGTTGGGAAGAGCCAACAACTAAATTTATTGGTTTACCTACTGTAAAAGCTATGCAAACAGATGAAGAGAAAGCTGCATATTGGAAGTCTATAGATAGCCTAAGACAAAAATGGGAAGATACTTTCCAGACTGTATATGCTAAAGAACTTAATAGACAAAGAAGAGCAATCTCTAAAGCTATTGCAGGTAGTTCAACATTAGATGCTATGCAAACAAATATAGATATTGTTATTGAAGATACTAAGTTTGATAAAGAGTTATTACCATTGTTTTATTCACTAACAGATGATTTCTCAGTTAGAACTTATGATAACCTCTTTCCTAAGAATGATGCTTTTAAGGCAGCAGATCCTGTTGATTTAGGTGTAACTGTTACAGAGGAACAAGCTATAAGAACAGTATTTGATACATTAGCTGAGTTACTTCCTGCAGGTAGAACACTTAAAAAGATAGTCAATGATGGTTTCTATAGAGGACAAAGAGAAGTTCCACCTGCTGTTGGCTCAGTATTTCAAGATGGGCAGTCAGCTAGTTTCTTACAAGAGAATGCAAAGTCTGTAATGAAAGATCTAAATGATACAACAAAGAAAAGAGTATCTACCATAGTTGCTAAAGCACTTAAAGAATTTGAGGATTTAGGAATAGTTAATCCTGTTGCAGGTACACCAGAGGGAGATAAGTTCTTTAATCAATTAGCTAAAAATATTAATACAGTTTTAGGTGGGCAATCACTAAACAGAGCTAAGACTATTGCAAGAACAGAGGTTGTTAAGGCAAGTTCTTGGAGTCAGCAAAGAGCTGCTAAGTCCACAGGTAAAACATTAGAGAAAGAGTGGGTATCACAAAGAGATGGTGTTGTTAGAGAGGCTCATTTTATATTAGACAATCAAAGAGTTCCTGCTGATAGCTTTTATCTGTATAATGGAATCAAGTTAGATTTTCCTGCAGATCCTAAAGCTCCTGCAGCTTTAACTGTGAATTGCAGGTGTACAGAAGCATATATTGAGGTAATTGATGAGTGAAGAGTTAAAAAGACCAGATAATCTTTCTTTTAAGAATGCTCCTATTGAGCTAAAAGAAGATGGAGATACAAGATACATAGAGGCAGTTTTTTCATTATTTGACACTATAGATAGTGATAATGATGTAACCAAAGCTAACTCATTAAGATCAGGCTACACAGGGAACAAAGTTCCTTTAGTGTGGAATCATGATTGGAGTAAGGTAATTGGTAGAGGCATTATAGAAACAGATAATCAAAAAGCAGTATTTAAAGGTTATTTCTTAAACACAGAAGCAGGAAAAGAAGCTTATGAAACTGTTAAGGCTATGCAAGATATGCAGCAATTCAGTTATGGCTTTCAAGTGCTTAAATCATCTAAAGGAACACACATTGACTCTAAAGGAGAGGAAGTTCCTGTAAGAGTGCTAGAAGATGTTAAAGTCTGGGAAGTTTCTCCTGTACTTGTAGGAGCACAACAGAACAGCTTTGTACAAGCTCTTAAATCAGGTTTACAAACTTATGATGATGTAGATACTGAATTTGAAGAAGTCAAAGAGGAAGAATCTAAGTATGGAAAATGTACTTATGAAAAAGATGGCAAGTGTGCCAAAGAAAAAGATTTAAAGATTTCAAGTGCTACTGATGCAAGTATCAGTTCATCCCAACAGGGTATGAGGCTTGGAGAACATGCTGTAGCTTCTCTTGAGGAGTTAAAGGCATTCACAGAGAGAATAGAGGATCTAGCTTCTCTAAGAAACTCTGAAAAAAAGACACTTAGCTCAAAATCTACAGAGCTTATAGCTAAATATCTACAGGGTGTTAGTTCAATCTATAACAGGTTGGATGATGCTCTTGCTGATTATGGTTATGATCCTGTTAAAGATAATGAGTTATTTCTAGAAGTTCAACAGAACTTAATGGAAAATAATTAATAAGGAGAAAGATATAATGGCAACATTAAAAGAACTAAGAGCAGAAAAAGCTCAAAAGTCAGAAGATTTAGCTAAGATATTTGACTCTGTAAAAGATATGTCTGAACTTTCCTCAGATCAAAAAGAGGAAATCAAGAGAAGAAATCAAGAGTTAGCAGAACTTGGAGATTCAATTACTGAACTACAAGATCTAGAGGGAATGAAATCCCAAAACTCTGATATGATGGAAGCTTCTAAAAAAGTTTCTGGAATGCCTGTTTATGGAGAACCAGAAGTAGAAGAAGCAAAATCTCTTGGGGCACAATTTATAGATTCAGATGCTTATAAATCTTTTGTTGATCATGGTATTAAGAATGTTCCTTTTGAAGCAAAAACTGATGTAACAACCTCAGTTTGGACTAGAGATACAGTCTATCAGCAAGTTATTCCTGCTATAGAGCCTAATCCTAATCCTGCTTTGGACTTGGTAGATTCTATCAATACAGATCAAACAACATATTACTTCTTGCAAGAATCAGCAACCAACAATGCAGCAGAAACTGCAGAAGCTGGTGCTGCTCCAGAAGATGCTTTCAGCTACACAGCTGTAACAGCTCCTGTTAGAAAATTCATTACAACTTTGCCTATCACAGCAGAGTTGCTTGAAGATCAAGCAGGTGCAAGAGCATATTTTGATGGCAGACTTGCAAATCATGTAATGCAAAGATTAGAAAAACAATTCCTAATTGGTGGTGGAGTAGCTCCAGATGTTAAAGGACTTACTCAACAAGCAGGAATCAACACAATCACTTACACAGCAGGGGCATTCCCTGACACTGCAGGTGGCAAGTTAAGAACAATTCTTGATGGTATCAAAGATGTAGAAATCAATGGAGAATTAGCTCCAGATGCTGTTTTGATGAGTCCTGCTGCTTACAATGCTTTAGTAAGTCAGGTTGATGGAAACAATAACTTCATGTTAGGTGCTTCTGCTTTGGCAGGATCTCCAACTATTTGGGGTTTACCTGTTGTTAAATCATCACAAATTGGTGGTGCTGTATCTACAACTATTGATGTAGTTGTTGGTAAATTTGGTGGCTCTTTAGCAGTTAACCATGTATTTAGAAGAGGAATGGAATTACAGATTTCAGACTCAGCTAAAGATGGTGACTTTGGTAAAGATATACTTACAGTCAAAGCTTCCCTAAGGTATGCTCTAGCTGTGTATAAACCACAAGCATTCACAAGAATTAATGATATTGAATAATAGTTAATTAATATGGAAAAAATACAGAGCCATAGTTTTGTTCTAAAGAATGAAATTATTGGCTCTGTGTTCCATGAGGAGAACAAAAATATGAAATTTATAGAAAAAGAAGCAGATTTTGTGTGGAAAGATAATGAAACAGGTAAATTTGCTAAAGGTAAGGATTGTCCTTATTTAAGTGGTGTTCTTGTTGCAAGTATGGGAGATCCTATGCCTGATGTTAAATTAGAAACACCTAAGAAAAAAGCAGCTAAAAAAGTAGAAAATAAAGCTGTTAAACCTAAAGAGGATAAGTAATTAAATGGCTCATACTCAGTATGTAGATAAAGCAGATGTTAAGACTTGGCTTGGTATTACAGGCACAGGGCAAGATGCTAATCTTGATATTGCTATTGATGCTGCTTGTAGAGCCATTGATGACTTTGTAGGAAGAGAGTTTATACAAAGTGAAACAGTAGAAACTAGATATTATGACTGTGAGTTTATGGATTATGCTTTTATTGATGATATAGCTACAACTACAGGTTTAGTAGTTAAAACACTTAATCAAGATGGCACAGATGATCAGACTTTAGTTTTAGACACAGATTATTATTTATATCCACTCAATGCAGATAAACTAACACCTACAATGCCTTTTGATAAAATAGTTATGGCTATAGAGAATGGTGGAAAAATACTTCCAACTAGCCATCCTAAAGGCTTAAAAATTACTGCTAAGTTTGGGTTTCCAGATCAACACAATGCAGGAGGTTATATTCCAGAAGCTATAACACAAGCTGCACTAATACAAGCTAGTAGATTTTGGCAAAGAAAAAACAGTCCAATGGGATTTAGTGGTAATCCAGAAACAGGACAAGCTCCAATTATATTTCTTTCTGAGCTTGATCCAGATGTAAAAACTTTATGTAAAAGATTTAAAAAATCAACAATTACTCTTGCATCAGGTAGACCTTATGTTGGCTTAACAGCTATAAACAACAACAGGCTATATGGTGTATGAAACTAACTCTAAATGGAGCTTTAGACTTATCTAAAGCAATCAATTCACAGACTATCTGGAATAAAAGAAGTAATGATTTCTTTAATAAACTTGCACTAGAACTAAAAGAAGATTCTCTTAATGCTTTAGAAAATCAACCATCTCCTAGATCACAAGCAGGTAGAGGCAATAAAAACACAGGTAATACTAGGAGAAGTGTGTTTACTGCTAAATTAGGCAACACTAACAGACTAAGGATGTCAGAGGGCTTTAAATTAGCTTCTAGTAGTCCTACAGCTCCTTTTATTCATGGTAAACCAATCTTTAGAGGGTTTAGTCCTGTAAAGAGAACAAAGCCATTCTTTCCACCTTATAAAGAGGGATCTAGTCTTGCTAAGTGGGCAAAGAGAGGACAACCTAAACTAAATCCATTCTTAGTTGCTAGAGCAATATCTAAGAGAGGTTTAAAAATGAAACCTTTTGTTGGTGGTGTTGTGTATGAAAAGCAAAAAGAAATAAAAGCAGGAGCAGAGGATATGTTAGAATCTATAGCAAGAGATATAGCTAGGAGTGTAAAGTAATGGCTACCTTAACAGCAATAAGAGATGGTCTAAAAACAAATTTAGAAACAATTACAGGTTTAACTGCTTATGAGTATGTGCCAGACTGGATTGAGCCACCTATAGCATTAGTAGCTCCATTGAATAGTTTAAATTATGATTCAACAATGGCTAGAGGCTCAGATACCTATGAGATACCTATAGTGGTGTATATATCAAGAGTAGATGCACAGACTGCACAAGATGGTGTAGATGCTTACTTAGCCTCTTCTGGAGCAACCTCAGTTAAAGCAGCTATAGAGAGTGATCCAACTTTGGGAGGTGCTGCTATGTCTGTTAGAGTTATATCAGCAACAGATTATGGAGAGTATGAAGTTACACAGGGAACTAGCTTTCTAGGTGTAACATTCAATATAGAGGTAATAGCATAATGAAAATAAGAATATTAATTGGAAGTAACTATCCAGATAAGGATGGTAAAGAAATCAGGTGTGAAGCAGGAGAGATCTGTGAAGTGCCAGACAAGATTGCTAAAAGTTTGATAAAGAATAAAGCTGCAGTAAAATTTAATAGTAAAATGGCTAAAGAGGAAGAGGAATAAATGCCAACATTTAATCATGGTAAAAATGCTGTTGTACTATTAGATAATACAAATCTATCTACAACTTTAACTGATGCAAGTGTATCTTTAACAGCAGATGTAGCTGAAACTTCAACATTCACAGCAAGTTCTAAAACTTATGTTTCAGGATTAAAAGATGGAACTGCAACTCTTTCAGGTTATTTTGAGAGTTCAAGTCCAGATGCAGATGCAGAGTTTTTATCACAACTAGGAAGCTCAGGTAGTGCTTTTACTATTGCTCCTATTGGACATACAAGAGGCAATCCTACAGAGTTTGGTAATGTCATTGAAACTTCTTATGATAGATCAGCAGACATTGGCTCAGTTGTTGCAGTAGCTGTAGCATTCCAATTTGATGGAGATGCTTATAATGGTAAAAGCTTATTAGCTCCAACAGCTATAACAAGTTCATCTAATGAAGTAGGAGTAGATTATGGTGCTGCAGGTACTAATGGTGGTGCAGGAGTGCTACATTGTACTGTAAGTAGTGGATCTCCAACATTAGATGTTAAAATACAAACAAGTGCTGATAATGTAACTTTTTCTGATTATATAACTTTTACTCAGGCAACAGGTACAACATCAGAATTAATAACAAGTGATACTAATCCTGCAAGATATGCAAGAGCTGTTCTAACTTTTGGTGGATCAGGTAGCATAACAGCAGCAGTTAGTTTTGCACAGAAATAAATATAGAGGAGAAAGATAAATGCCAACATTTACACATGGAAAGAATGCAGCATTCAAGATTGATGATTCTGGTGGAACTTTAAGAGATATCTCTGATGTTCTTACTGATGTTTCTATTTCAAGAACTGCTGATGTAGCTGAGGTTTCAGCATTTAGTAATAGTTCTAAAGCTTTTGTAGCAGGACTTAAAGATGCAACTTTAACAATCTCAGGCTCTTTTGATGCAACTGTTGATGGTTACTTATCTGGAATACTTGGAGCAGAGGGATCTTTTGAGTTCTATCCAATTGGAACTACAGGAGGAAATCCTAAAGCATCAGGAGAAGCAATAATGACTTCTTATGATAGAACACCTGATATTGGTGGAGCTGTTACTTTTACAGCTGCTTTTCAAGTTTCTGGAGATGTAACTGAGGGAACTGCTTAAAATAAAACTTAAGTAATTCACAACAGAAAGAGGTTATCATGAAGAGGCTTAAACTAGATGATATTTCTAATGCTCCTGCACTTCCTACCAAAGAAATAGAGATTTCTGAATGGGATGCAACAGTTATTGTTACAGGCTTAACTAAAGCAGATGCAGTAAAAATAAATCAACTATCAGAAGTTGATGGAGTTAGAGATGAAGTCCTTTTTGAAAAACACTTATTGCTAACAGGATTGAAAGATCCTGAGTTTGATTCATTAGAACAAGTAGAAGAATTTTATTCTAAAGCAACACCAAATATAGTAGATAAAATCCTAATGGGGATTTATAGGTGCATGGCTTGGACTAAGGAGGATCAAGCTACTATAGCTGATCAGTTTCCAGAATAATACAGAACTAGCTTTTGAATTTAGATTAGCTTTAGATTTAGGAATGACTGTTGATACTCTTAGAAAAAGTATGAGTGTTGAGGAATTTGAGTCTTGGAAGTTATACTACATAGATAAGAATAAAAAAGAGCAGAAAGCTATTACAGAGGCTAAAGCTCAATCTAAATTGAGGAGATAAGAATGGCAAGAGCCACTTTAGAGATGTTTTTAAAGCTTACAGGAGCTAACAAAACTTCACAGGGTTTAGAGAAAGTTTCTAAATCAACTAAAGAATTAGATAAAGATGTAGATAATGCTTCTAAAGCTAATGCACAATTTGCTGCAGGTATGTCTGGACTTTCTAAAACAGCTATTGCAGGTGCAGCAGCTTTTGCAGCTAAACAACTTGTTGACTTTGCAATCTCTTCAATTCAAGCTGCATCAGCAGCACAAGAAGCTGCAGGGGCTTTTGGTACTACTTTTGGGGGAGCTGCAGAAAAACTAAGTTTAGAACTTGAAAAAAATGCCAATATGTTTGGTTTAACAACATCAGAGGCTAAACAATTAGTAGGTGTATTTGGTGCTGTTGCTCAGGGTTTAGGATTTACACAAAATGAATCAGCAGATCTATCAGCTAGATTATTTTCACTAGCAGGAGATATTGCTTCATTCAATAATATAACAGCAGGTGCAACACCTGTTCTACAGGCTTTTAGATCAGCTATTGTTGGAGAAAGAGAAGCACTAAAAACTTATGGTATTTCTGTACAGGAAGCTGAGGTACAAACTAAAGCATTTTCAATGACTGGTAAAAGAAGTGCTGATGAACTTACTAAACAAGAGAAAGCCTTAGCAACAACTGAATTAATATTTGAAAGAGCTGCAGTACAGATTGGTAATGCTGAGAGAGAAGCAGGTGGATTTGCTGCTCAGATGTTATTAACTAGATCAGCAACACAAGAGCTAAGAGAGGAAGTAGGTGCAGAATTATTACCTGCTGCAGGAGAACTTTTAGGAGTATTTAATAACTTTGTTGATAATATATCTCCTGCTGTTGTTTCAGGCTTTGGATTAATTAATGATGCTATTGTAGCTACAGTTGATTCAACACAAAAAGGCACAACACAACTTAACAAATATTTTAGAACATTCATACTAGGGCAAAATGCACTCAGAGGAGATTCTGATGCTTTAGAAACTCTAAACAAAGAGATGCAAAAAGAAACTGAGATACTTAATGAAAACTCTGTGCAAATAATAACAAATACAGGGCTTTCCTTAGATTTCTTAGATGTAATTAACAAGATGAACAATGCTTATGCACAGGAGTTCACTAACTTACAGAAAACTAGACTTGGTTTACTTACTAATGAAACACAGACTAAAAAGCTATCAGACACTATAAGAACTAAACTTAATCCAATATTTGGAGAACAAAATAGCTTAATTATGTCAAATATTAACTTAGAGCTAGAAAGATCTAAGATAATGGATCTAATTAGTTCAGCTAATGATGATGTAGCTAGAGCAACTAGAAACAGAAATCAAGCAGCTAAAGACTTAGAGAGATTACAAATAGATGAAAATGTTAGAGATGCAGAAGCAGCAATTAGAAAAAATGAATTAACAACACAAATTGCACTCCTTACACAAGCTAAACTAAATGGCAAAGATGTTACAGCAGAACTTGCTTTAGCTGAGGCAGAGTTAGCTGAGGCAGAGTTTGAACTATCTAATGATTCAGATGCACTTAGACTTGCAAGAGAGAGATTAGATTTAGCTGAACAAAATTTACAAAAATCAATAGATAATCAAAATAAAGCACAAGAAAAAAGAAAAGATTTACTTTATGAAATTATAGATATAACAGAGGATAGTGAAAAAGCAACAGATAAATATACAAGTGCTTTAGAAAGAAACTTAGAGGCTTATAGAAAATTTAGAGCTTTTGAAACAGCTCCAGATTTAGGTTTTCCACCACCATCAGATGATGATGATAATGGAATGCCTCCCCCAACACCTGAGCCAGAAATTAGTCCTATACCTACTGTTAGTGATAATAGTAATGTGGACACAGGTTTAAAAAATGCTGCAACTGATGTAACAGTCAAAGTTGAGCTTTCAGACAATGCAGAGGATTTTTTACAAGTAACACAAGAGAGATTAGCCAAAAAAGGTTATGCTATTAGATAATGAGTGTTCCTTTTGATTCTAATGTTGATTTAACAGTAGAGATTGCTTTTGACTCTAATCCACTAGATAGCACACAAACTTTTACTGATGTTTCTCCTTATCTTAGGAGATTTAGTATAAACAGAGGTAGAGCAACAAACTTATCTGATTTTAATCCTGCTGCAGTTACAGTTGTGCTTACTAATACAGATAACAGGTTTTCTCCTAATCAAACAACACATTATTATGATGCAGTAAATAACAGAACTAAGGTGCAACCATTAAAAAGAATAAGAATAAAAGCTGATTATGGTGGCTCTACATATACTCTTTTTCATGGTTTTGTTGAGAGCTTTCCTGTTAATTATCCTGCTCAGGGATCTGATTCAGAAACTAAATTACAATGTGTAGATGCTTTTAAACTGTTCAACAATGCTACTTTAAATGGTTTTGGGTGGCAGTTAGGTATCTCTAAGCTAGGAACTACAACTAGGCTTACACTTACACAAGCACAAGAATTAAGCTCTGTAAGGGCTAAAAACATACTTGATAGCTTTGGTTATACAAATCAGGCAATATCTACAGGACAACTAGAAGTTCAGGTACAACCAGAAACAGATACTGTATTAGCTGCACTAAGAGCTATTGAATTAGCAGAGAATGGCACATTCTTTATTGCTGCTAATGGAGATGCAACTTTTAGAGATAGAAACTACAGATTGACTAATACAACAACACCAGAGGCAAATTTTGGGCAGGGTGTAGGAGAGCTTAACTATGTAGATATAAAAAGCTCTTATGATGATGAAAAGATAATTAATACAGTTCAGAGAACTAGAACAGGTGGAACAACACAGATTGCAGTAAGTTCTGATTCAGTAGATAGATTTGGCTCTAATGTTTTAGTACAGTCAGGCACTTTAAATACACAGGATTCAGATGTTTTATCTATTGCAGAGCAGATAACTGTAGCTAATGACATCCCACAGACACAGATTGAATCATTATCTTTTGCTCCTAGAGAAAATGTTAATTTATGGGCTAAGGCACTAGGATTAGATTTAGGAAGCTTTGTTCAGGCAAGTGTTACCACTACAGCAGCTACAACAGAAACTTATGAATTGTTTATTGAAAGAATTAAACATACAGTAGATGCTAGAAATAAAACTTGGAATTGGCAGATTGGGTTATCCCCTGCTGAAACAGGAGCTTGGATACTAGGTATAAACAAGTTAGGAATTGATACTAATTTAAGTTATACTTAAATTGAAATTAAGGAGATAATACATGGCAGCAGGTGCATGGTTTGATTGGACAACAGGAGATCTAGTAACAGAAGCTAGGTTTCAAGACATTCAGGATTCAATAGTCTTTATTTATGATGATGAAACAGCAGCTAATGCAGCTCTAACAAATAAAGTTGAGGGAACTATATTTTATGATAAATCAGTTGATCAGCTTAAAGCATGGAATGGCTCAGCTTGGATAGGGGCAGAAGCAGGAGATATTGAGGGAGTAACAGCAGGAACTAACCTAAATGGAGGTGGTACTTCTGGAACAGTCACAGTTAATCTTGATTCAACAGTAACCTCAGTAGCTTTACAAGATTATTCAGAGGTAGATGTTGCAGTAACAAGCTCATCAGGTGTTATAGCAATAGATATGGATAATGGAAACACAGGATCTATAACTCTAACTGAGAATATTGTTGATATTGACTTTACTAATGTTCCAACTTCAGGAGTTTCTACATTTACTTTACAAATTACACAAGATAGCACAGATAGAACAGTTGCAATCAATGCAGTAACTGTTAATGGTGGTGGAGATGTAACTGCAAAAACAGCAGGTGGAGCAGGGTATACAATGTCAACAGGATCAGGTGCAATAGACTTAGTAACATTTTTATTTTTAGATGCAGGTACACCATTACTTAATGCACTACAAAATTTTAGTTAGGAGTTAGCTTATGCCACTAGGTGCAGGAAGATTTGGACTTCTTGGAGGAGTTGCAGATTTAGGTAAATTAGAATTAATTGAAACTGTTAATGCAAGTGCAGTATCATCTTTTGATTTCAGTACTTTAGGAACTTATAATGTTCATTTTTTAACTTATAATGATTTGTTCAATTCTAATAATGATAAAGGTTTTGGAATTAGATTATATGAAAGTGGAGTGTTAGAAACTGCTAGTGTTTATCAAATTGCAAGTCAATATTGTGATACTGCAGGACTTTTTTTTGGGAATAGAAGTACAGGGATTGCTCAATGGCAGTTTGCTAATAATACAGCAATAGGAACTTATGCAAGAAGTAGAGCAAATGGTTATTTTTACTTTTACAATTTAGGAGATAGTTCAAAGTACAGTTTTGCAACAGACCATTCAACAGGACTTAATAATTCAAATAATGGAGATAGCAGGTTTGGTAGTTGGGTTTTACCACAAGCAACCACAGTTGATGGAATACAAATTTTTGGTTTTGATACAGGAAATATTACAGGCACATTTAGTCTATATGGAATTGCAGAAAGTTAGATTATGGCAGTAGGTAATTTAGAATTTATAAAATCTGCTAGTGGAACTTCTGTTAGTTCATTAGATGTTACAGATTGTTTTAGTGCTGATTATGATGTGTATCAAGTATTAGTTAGTAATATAGACCAAGCAACAGCACAATATTTTTGGGTTAGATTAATTGATAGTGGTGGTGTAGATAGCACTTCAAATTATGATGATGCAACTTTAATAATGAAACCAAGTACAACCTTTTCAGAGCAAAGAAATGCAAATCAAAATGCTTTTAGTAGGTTTTTATATAATAGTACAGGTACAACAGGGGGAAATCTTAACTTGTATGTTTACAATCCTTATGACAGTAGTTCTTATACATTTTTAGGAGTACAAGGCATTGGACAAGGTTTATATTGGGGCAGTAAGGGAATTGGAGTACATACAGTTGCTGAACAAATAACAGGGATACATTTTTTAGCAGGGGCAGGTAATTTAGATAATATTGATGTATCAGTATATGGAGTTAAATAATGGCAGGTAGCTTAATAAAAATAGATGAAGAAATAGTTACATCAGCAGTAGCAAGTGTTTCACTTCTTGGGATTGACAGCACTTATGATGTGTATATGGTTAAGTATAATAATGCTATTCCTAACACAGATAGTTCTGGTTTTAGATTTAGAGTAACTGTTTCTGGAACTGCTGATACTACTGCTAATTATGATATAGCTAATAAACAACTTGCTTCAGATACAACTTTTGTTAATAACTCTGGTACTAATGCAACAGAATTTGGCATAATTAGTTTAGGAACAGCAGGTAATGAAAGTTCCAATGGAGTAATATACCTTTTTAATTTTAATAATGCAAGTGAATATAGTTTTGTAACTTATGAAACAACAGATAGAAATACTAATGGTGCTTTAAGAGGTTCACAAGGTGGTGGAGTTCATACAGTTACACAGGCTTGTGATGGTTTAGAGTTCTTTTTTAGTAATAGTAGTACTTTTGCAAGTGGCTCAACATTCACTTTGTATGGTTTAAAGAAGTAATTAAATAAAGTATGATAAGATAGGAGAGATATGACATTAGAAGAATTTAAAACAGAATGTAGATCAGAACTTCAAGCTCTTAGAGATGGAGATGGTATTTACAAGCAGGTTAATAATGAAAGATTGCCAATATCAGATGATGATTTTGAGCAGATGATTATTGATTGTGCTAATAGTAAGTTTGATGAGCAAGAAAATGGCTATAAAACTGCTAGACAAGAAGCTTATGGATCTGTGCAAGACCAACTAGATATGCAATATTGGGATAGTGTTAATGGCACTACTCTTTGGGCAGATCATATAGCACAAGTTAAAGCAGATAATCCAAAACCTGAATAAATTGTCATAGATTACAGCTAATCTATAATTATAGGAGGTTGGCTATGGATTTAGAACAATTTTCACAACAACAGGGATATAAACACACAGGGCAGTTCTCACATAGGAATTTTATTCTTAAAGATGATAAAGCTAAAGAGATATTCCTTAAAATAGCTAAAGAAGCAGAAGAGAAACACATATCTGATACTGTTGCAGCTCAATATTTAGTATTTAATCATAAAGAGTTTGAACATCTTAGTTACAATACAGTAAGAAGATATTTTAAGGATTATAGGTATGGACTCTTTAGATAAGTTTGCACAAACAAGATCCACAAAGCCTACACATAATAAAACTAAGGTAAATCATCCTAAAGGCTTTGAGCCTAGTGTCTATTATTCAGAAAAGACTAAATCAGGAGAGATAGTATCTAAACCACAACCAACTAACAATGTTGATTGGCAGGAGCAGTTAGAATCTTATTTTGGTGTTGATGCAGGTAACTATAGAGTTGTAGAGAATACAGCAGAGATAAGGTTTTGGGATGTCAATGCAGGAATGGGGCAGATAGAAAGACTGTATTACTTTAAAGCTAAGATAGTATCTAATGAAGTCTATATGCCAGATGAGGACTTTAAAAAGCTTTTACAGTTAGCTAGTAAGAAAAAGCCACTACCTAAACAAAAAGTAACTAAAAACACTAAAACATTTACTATTGCTCTTGCAGATTTTCAGATTGGTAAGGGTGGCACAGAGGAATCTATAGAGAGATTTATGAGCTATATACCTAAGATAAAAAAGCAGGTTAAAGAGTTACAGAAGCATGAAACTATAGATCAGGTGCTGTTTGCAGGGCTAGGAGATCTAGTTGAGGGATGTAGTGGACATTATGCCATGCAAGAGTTTCAGACTGAGTTAGATGATAGACAACAGCAAAAAGTAGCTAGGAGAATGATTTACACCTTAATTAAAGAGATAATGCCTTTATTTAAAAGAGGTTTAGTAGCTTTTGCAGGTGGTAATCATGGAGAGAAAAGACAAAATGGCAAAGCTTATACTACTTTTGGAGATAATAAAGATGTTATGTTGGCAGAAGAGTTACAAGAGATATTTAAAGAAGCTCCTGCATATAAAGATATATTAGATTTTATTATTCCAGAGAATGAACTATCTTTAACTTTTGATGTATCTGGTGTTGTTTTATCTATATTACATGGGCATCAGATGAGATCAGGTGCAAATTCACAAGCTAAATCAAGAAAATGGCTATCAGATCAAGCTTTTGCAAGAAACTCTATTGCTGATTCAGATATTTTATTGCATGGACATTATCACTACTTTTTAGCTTATGAGAGTTCAGATAGGCTTATAGTACAAGCTCCAACACTAGATTCAGGCTCTGAGTGGTTTGAAAACACTAAAGGAGATAAATCTAGGGCAGGAATGTTAACTCTGGTAATTGGAGGAGATGAAAAATGGGATTATATTAAGGTTATAAGGTAAATATGAATAAAATTAGTAGAGATCAATGGGGTGCTTATCCACCTAAGAAAAATTACTCTCACAACATAGACATAAAAGGACTTGCAGTTCATTATTCAGCTATTGCAGCTCCTAAAAATGAATTAGAGGAAATTCAACAACTACAAAACATACAAAAATTTCATCAAGTAGATAGAGGATGGAATGATATTGGTTATAGTTTCTTGGTTGGAGATTCAGGTAATCTTTATATTGGCAGGGGCTTTGGTAATAGACCTGCATCACAGGGAACTAATGATGGAAATAAGCAATATTATTCTGTTTGTTGGCTAGGTGGAGTAAATGATAAACCTAGTAGCAAAGCACTAAAAACAATTAAAAATTTATGGAAAGAGATAGGAGGAGAGCTAAAGCCACACAGTTTCTTTAAAGCAACTAAATGTCCAGATGATTTTCTCAGAGATTGGATTATTAATATACAAAAACCTCAGACTGATAACAAAGATAAAGAACATCTTGTGTTAGTAGATCCCTTAAAAAAAGATTTAGAAGATATTAAAGATGAGATTAAACATCTAAAAGCAGAAGTAAAAGCTCTTAGAGAAACTTGGATTCTAAAAGGTTTCAAAGCTCAATAATCAAAAATGAAATTACAATGTAATCACTGTATGGATAAACTAGAATTAATTAATAATGCTTTTGTCTGCATTAATAAACAATGCACACAGTTTAAAAAAGTACAAACAAAGATGAAAGAAGAGGAATAGTATGTCAGATGAACTAAAAGACTTATTAGAGAGATGTATATGGACTTTTGTGGAAGCAGCAACTTCTGCATTAGTTATAACACCTGCATTAGGTATTGATATTTCTAATTTAGAAATAGCTGCATTGTCAGGTGGAGCTGCAGTAATGTCTGTATTAAAAACTTTTGCAAAGAAAAAAATAAGCTAAACTAAAAGTAGATTGTTATCATTCAATAACTAGAACTTGAGGGATTACTAGCAATAGCATCTTTCAGGATCTGAAAATAAAAAAGAGGAGATTTGTATCTCCTCTTTTTTTGTTTAAAAGATGGCTCTAGTAAGGGCTACATACATAATATACAAAGGGGAGTATATTTTAATTAATCTACTAGAGCCAATTCCATTATAACCAATGCAGGTAACACAAAATAATTTATATTTGTTTTTCAACTTATTGTCCTAGTAGTTGTTTATAGTGTTCAATACATACAAAATATTTTTCTAGCTCTTAGGAAAAGAATATTTGATAAGAATCAAACAAAGTGGATTAGCTAGACCATCTTAACTAGGGTTAGAGCCTATTACTTCACATATTTAAATGTCACTAAATTTAGACATTCTGGTTTTTGGGAGGGAGTGACACAGGGTTAGCACTAGCCACACCTTACTTAAGATCAACTGATAGCTCTTGAGCTTTTTAGGTAGCTCAAGAGCAATCTATTATTCATTTAGATGCTTGACAGTATGACAAATATTTATTAGATTGGTTATATAAGAAAGGGGAATTAATTATGTTAATTCAAGAAATAATCTATCTAGGCTTTGTAGTCTATGGAGTAATATCTCTAATAGTTACATTGGCTTATATAAGCTTAAAACTAGATGATAAAAGACTAAAAGAAAATAAAAAAGATCTGTATGATGTTACAGATTTTGAGTCAAGACTAAAAGAGGGGGAAGTTCTAAATTGGTGCAACTTGTTTACAGGTACTCATCACTTTGATGCTCCTGCAGATGATGGAAACTTTGTCTGCTTAAAATGTTGGACTTATGAGGGTTATGAAATGGAGGGAGTATAAATGGCTATGCCTAAATTCTTAGAGGACTACACAACTGTTGATGAACTCATCAGCAAAATGAATAAAGAATATCCAGAATGCAGACTTGTTGCAGAGATGGTTGATAATGGAGATGATTGGGTTATCTTTAAATCATCTTTCTATGAGAACAAAGAAGATACTGAGCCTAAAGCTACAGGCTATGCTAGACAAACTAAAGCTGATCACAATTCTTGGTTTGAGATGGCAAGTACTAAAGCTAATGGCAGATGTTTAAGAGTTGTATTTTCTGAGTCAACAACAGCAGAAGAGATGATTGGAATAGCTCCTAGCAAAGAAGCTGCTCCAAAAAAATCTGTTGAGAAAGAGTTAGATAAAGCAGGAATAGAGTTTGAAGATGTTTCTGTTAGTCAATCTCATGTTATAAACAATATAAAATCTTTTGCTATGGATGTTGCTAGTGAGAATAAAACTAATGCAGCTAACTGGTATGCACAGGCTTTAGGGCAACTTGGCATTAATGAAAAACAATTAGATATTAATAATATGCAAACTGTTAAAAATAAAATACAAGATATTGCAACAGAACTACAGGTAGGTGGTGCATAATGTTAGGGCTATTTGGTAGAAATAAACCTTTATCAGTTGTTGAAGATATACAGTTAGACAAAGAGCCATCAGAATTTAGAAAGGTGCAATATATTTTGGAACTAGAGGGCTTTATATGCTCTCTAGATCCAGAATTTAACTCTAATGGCAATCTCAGAAAAGCTGTGAACAGACTAAGGACTCAATATAATGCTTTAATTTATACTGAGATTTGCAACTGTGACAACAAGCAATATGCAAAGCTTAAAAAGAATGGCTCTCCTTATATGCACAAAGCATATATTAAGGATTGGGCATTATGAGTGATAAATATAGTTCTACTGTTTTTGGTCATGCTAAAGGAGGTGCAACTAAAATTCAGTCTGTTGATTGGTGGACACCTCCATCAGTTTTTGAAAAGCTAGATATAGAATTTGATATTGATGTAGCTTCTCCTATTGGTGGAGTTGATTGGATTCCTGCTAAGAAATATTACACTAAAGAGGATGATGGATTAAGTAAAGATTGGGAGGGTACAGTCTGGATGAATCCTCCTTATGGGATAGCTACAGGCTCTTGGCTTGATAAATTTGTAAAACATGGAGATGGAATTGCACTTGTTTTTGCTAGAACAGATACAAGATGGTTTCATAACTATGCTTTGAATGCTGATGCTTTGTTGTTTACTAAAGGGAGATTAGCTTTTATTAATCCAGAAAGAAGTGATACTTCTACTCCTGCTGTAGGCTCTTTATTTGCTGCTTGTGGAGAGAAGTCTGTAAAAGCATTAGAGCAATCAAAGTTAGGATGGTTTGTAAGACTATGAAAAAAGTTATTGTGAAATTTATTGGAGTTAAGAAATATCTAGTTAGAGATGATGCTGATCCTGAAAAAATTAAGAGTATGTTTAAAAAGGATTTAGAGTTATTGCCTCCTGTTTGGGCTAACAACATTGAAGCAGTTATGTATGCTAAGGATGTACCAGAGGCAGAACAAGAATGATAGGTAACATTCTTTTCTATGTAAAAAATTTAATTTTTAAATGGAATCAAACACCTAAAGAATTTAGATCTTTTATGTGCTTTTTATGTAAGGATGTTTATAAGTTTCCAACACAAAGTAAAGACTATATTATCTGTAATGATTGCTTTGATATTTTAAAATGATAGAACTATTTATAGGTTGCTCTTTATTTCTGCAAACAGTTATAACTGAGCAATCTATAGATGACTACTTTCTGTGTAATCACTTACAAGATGTTAAACAATGGTATTACAAAACAGAACAGCATTTTGGAGATGAAACTTTGTTTGCTTTAGCTGTTATGTCTTGTGAATCAGATGGCAGGGCTAAGGCTACAGGATATAACACAGATGGCACTTTTGATCAGGGCTTATTTCAATTTAATTCTAAAACTGAAAGATGGCTAGAAAAAGATATCTATAATAAAGAACTAGATATGTATGATGTAGAAACCAACATTAAAACTGCTAGGTGGCTTTCTTTTTATGATGGTTGGCACCATTGGAACAGTAGTAAACATTGTTGGGATAAATATGCCAGAAGTTAATAAAAACAATAGAAGATTTTTTGTAGAGGATGAATATAATTTATATGATGTTAAAAAGGCTAGACCATTTTGGCAGGATATATGCACAGTTAATGGATGGGATATTGTTAAAGATGATGAAGATTTTAAGGAGGACTTTGTTTGCCAGATCAATAATGAATTATATTATATGGAGTTACAGGTTGTTGGTTATTGGCATAATTTTGACTTATCTTATATCTCTAATGTAAGAATTTCAGCAAGTAAAGTTAAATTACTAAGAGAAAAAAAGAATGGTGGATTAGTATTTTTAAACTGTGTTCCTAATAGATTTTTTGCTATTCATGTAGATCAAGTGACTGAAAATATGAAAAAAGACTCAGTAAGAGAACAATTTTATGAAATACCACTAAGAAGCATTAATGTTAATGAAGTTAATGTATTAGATACAGATTTATGTGATTGCTTAGAAAATCATTTACCAATTATGAAGAGAAGTGATGGCAGAATGGCTTTTGCACAAAAAGATTACAACATAAGGGGGGCTAATGGAATATGCTGCTGAACTAAAATTAGGATCAGAACAAACTATTGCTAAAAAGAAAGATTTAAGAGTTTTATCTTTAGGAGCAGGAGTACAAAGCTCAACTTTATTCTATAAAATTCTTAATAATGAAATTAAGCCTGTTGATTGTGCTATTTTTGCAGATACAGGTAATGAGCCTAAAGATGTTTATAATTATTTAAATCATCTTACAAAATTAGCTAATTTTCCTATTTATATAGTTTCTAAAGGAAATATTATAAATGATTCTTTAGCTATTGCAGAAAAAGGAACTAATAAAGGTTTTTTAACTATGCCTGTAAAAGGTGTTGATGCTAATGGCAAACAAGTTATGGGCAGGAGGCAATGCACAAATGATTATAAAATTCAGCCAATCAATAAAAAAATAAGGCAATTATTAGGAGTAAAAAGATTAACAGGAATGGCTGTTGAAGTTGTTATGGGAATCTCTTTAGATGAAATACAAAGAGCTAAAGAGCCAATAAACAAATGGCAAATTAATTGTTATCCATTAATAGAAAATAAAATTACAAGACACCAATGCTTAGAGTATATAAAAAAACATAAATATAAAACACCTCCTAGAAGTGCTTGTATAGTTTGTCCATATCATAGCAATAAAGAGTGGTTAGAGATGAAAGAGAATAATCCTGATGAATTTAAATTTGCTGTAAATTTTGATCTAAAAATAAGAACTACTAGCTCTAATAATGTTAAAAATTATTTACATTCTAGCATGAAGCCATTAGGAGAAATAGATTTTGATAAATACAAAGAAACTCAGTACTCATTATTTGATGATGAGTGTGAGGGAATGTGTGGTGTTTAATGGAATATGCTGCTGATGATATAAATTATGGGTATATGAGCATCCTTATGCACATTAATTCAGAATATACCTTAATTGACAAGATAGAGAACATAAGAGAGATAGATGGAACTATAGTACATCCTATTTTTGGTACTAATAATGGTGGAGTTACCTTTACTTTATTTCTTAGAGGGTTTTATACAGTTTTTGAAGCAGTTATGAACTTTGGAAATAGGTTTGATGTTTATGTAGTTAATGAACAGGGCAACACAACTATGATTGATGAGGATTTAGATCATTTAATTTCTCTACTGCATATACTTTATATAAACAAGAAAGCAGAGGAGGATGAATTGCTTAACAGGGCTTTAAATCCACACACTTATAGAAAAGTTGCAAAAAAGATGTTCTACAATGAAGATCCCCCATTTTAAAAAGAATTTAGAAGTTAAATTTGTAGAAGCTGCAACAGATTTTATTGATCCACCAACACAAGAAATTCTATGGAGATATGGTAAGATTCTATTTCAAGTTAAGTCTGAGCATGGTGCTATTTCTTACTATATAGAGGAAAATAAAAAGAAAGTAAAAATTTCAAGATATTTGATTTTTCCTGTAAATTAGAACTATGGCAGACAATGGTTTCACACAGAAAGAGATGCTCCAATTAGTGCTAAATAAATTAGATGATCTAGAAGATAAACTAGAAAACAAATTGGACAAATCAGAGTTCTATAAGGTGTTAGGGATAGTAGCTACTTTTATATTAGTTATTGGCTCTTTAATGATGTAATGAAAGCAACAGTAAATCTTAATCAAGTCTTACAGGGTGGATTAGCTGCTCTTGTAGCTTGGTTGTTTCAAACAGTTAATCAATTACAGTCACAAGTTGCTGTATATATGGTACAAATACAAAAACTAGAAGAAAATATTGTTGGTTTAGCTATGAGAGAAAGAGAACTAAACTCTGCTTTAACAGATGTTCTTATTAAGCTTGGTGGCTAATGATTGAATTTTTAGTTGTACTCTGGTTAAGTCTTAGAAAGAATAAAAAAAATGTGTAAATGCACAATACTTTGCTGTGGTTGCTCTTTGCATTGTAAAAATAAATAATATTTAAGTTATACTGCTTTTATGGATTATATAGATGATATGTCTTTAGCTCTACCTAATCAACAACAGGTAGGGGAATCTAATATAGATTTTAAGAGATTTCAGTATTATTTAGGTTTAGGTGCATCTAGATCCTATGAAAAAGTTTCCAATAATTTCACTATTACAGATAGAAGAGTTAAGCAAATAGCTGTTAAACATCAATGGCAAGATAGGATAAAAGCTATCAATAGAATGCTAAATGAGCAGATAATTAATGAAGTTTTAGCTCAGGTTGGAGAAACTGCAAGAGATTTAGCTGATGAACTTAAACCACTTGTTTTTAAGATTATTAATGAAATAAATGAAAGAGATTTAGCTTCTATGAATCCTACTGAACTTAAAGGAATATTAGATGTTTGCTACAAGATGGTTAGTCAGATTTATGGCTTAGGAAGTCCACAAGTACAAGTAACACAAGTTGAATATCCACAAATTAAGTTTAAGTGGGATTGGGAGCAGGATGATGAGCCAGACTATTGAGGCAACTCCACCAGATCTACATTCTGGGCAAATAGAAGTAATACAGGCACTAGAAGAGAAAAGGTTTATTATTGCTGTTTGTGGCAGGAGGTGGGGTAAAACTACTCTTTCCTTAGTTGCTGCTGTAGATCAGTCTCTTAAAGGACTTAAAGTATGGGTAATCTTTCCTGTATATCCACAAGCATTAGAAAGTTGGCTAAATCTTAAAAGTTTAGTTAGGCAACTACCAGAAGAATATGCAGAGATAAGAGAAGTAGAGAAAAGAATAGTTTTAAAGAATGGTGGATCTATACAGATTAAATCAGCTAATAAGCCAGAAACTCTTAGAGGTGCAGGTGGTATTAGCTTAATAATCTTTGATGAGGTTGCTTATCAAGAAAAAGAAACTTGGGAAACAGTTAGACCAATATTGTCTGATAGCTTAGGTAAGGCTTTATTTATATCTACTCCTAATGGTATGAATTGGTTTTATGAGCTGTTTGATAATGCTAAGAGGAGGAAAGATTGGGCAGTCTTTCATTATCCTACTGAGAACAGTCCTAGAATTAATAAAGATGAGTTAGCACAAGCCAAAGAAGAGTTAGGCTCTTTAGTTTATGCACAAGAGTTTTTAGCAGAGTTTACAGAGGTTGGACACATGTTTAAGAGAGAGTGGTTTGCTTATTATGATGTTTTAAATGGAGAAGATCCAGAATATGTACTTGAAGATGAAGTAGTCAAACATAGTGAGCTATCTATCTTTGGAACAATGGACACAGCTCTTAGTATTAAGGAAACAGCAGATTATTCAGTAATAATGGCAGTAGGAAGTACTCCTAGTGGTAAGCTTTTAGTATTGGATATATTCAGAGATAGACTAGAAGCTCCAGAGCTACTACCTAAAATAGAATCAATGATTAGTAAATGGAACATGGCTTGGCTAGGTGTAGAGGATTCTAGTTTTGGTTTGGGTATTATTCAGATGGCTAGGAGGCAGGGTTTACCTATTAGAAACCTAAAAGCAGATAAGTCTAAGACTGCAAGAGCAGTTCCTGCAGCAGCAGGGTGTGAAAATGGCACTATCTACTTTTTGAAAAATGCTAAATGGTTAGTAGAATTTGAAAGAGAATTAACTAGCTTTCCATCTTCTGGATCTCATGATGATCAAGTAGATGCTCTAGCTTATGCAGCTAGATTTGGTATAGTTAGAAAAACAACATGGAGTGTAACCTAATTGGGAATAGCAGATAACATTAGAGGCTTTTTTAATAGTCAAGAAGTCAATTCAGAAAAAAAGACATATAACAACTTTCCAACATCTCAAGTAGTATTTCCTTTTAATACTGATGCAGGTTTCTTTAGTGGCACTAATCAGATGAGTCCAGAGGGCAACTCAGCAGCATTAGCCTGTTTAAATGTTCTTGGTACAGCATTTAGTGAGCCACCACTTAAAGTTTATTTAAAGACACAAGAGGGAGAAGAGTATGTAGAGAATCATCCTGCTCAAATCTTGTTAGACAATCCTAATCCAAATATGACTGCTAATTTAATGAATAACTATATTGTTACTTCTGTTGCTGTTTATGGGGATGCTTTTATCTTAAAACTTAGGAATGATGCAGGTGCAGTTGTTCAGCTTATTCCTTTATTACCAGAGATGGTTGAGGTTAAAGGTAATGATGAGAAATTAATTACTAAGTATCAATATAAACAAAAAGGCAACACCTTAGACATAATGCCAGAGGATATGATACATCTTAGAGAGAGAATAGATCC